ATAATCAGGAGATTCTGCTAGTTCTTGAGGAATAGGTGGTAGTTGATTTTGTTTTTGTAATATATAATATACATGAGTCATTAACGGAGTAACGTGCTCTGCAATATATCTTGACACAAATGGTGTTAGTGTCATTAAATCAGTTGTCATTCTTTCATTTACTTCAGTAGCAGTCATATTTCTATATTGGTCTAGCGGTCTGAATAAATGGTTAAAAAATTGTTTTCTTATTTGTGCTTCATGTAAATCAAATATTTCTTTTGCTAGTGATGGATTACCATTAGGTTGTAATCTTTCAGGTTTACCCATAGGATTAGTTGCTCTCCATTTAATAAAAGAACCTGCACGACTACTCATACCACTAACACTATCATCATCAGGTATAAGCCATTGTGGATTTGCATGATGTTCTGCTGCTACAATCATAGAACGATAAACAACATTAGTTCTTCTTGCAGTTCCTAAACACATACTCATAGGAGAACGACCATATACTTCTTCATTACCTGTCATAAATCTAGATACTTTAAATGGATTAAAGTCAAATCCACTTTCCATAACAATTTCTTTTGAGTTTCTACTTACATGATAAGAAGCAAATGGTTTATCTTTTGATTTTAAACTACCAAATTTATAGTCTAATCGTGGCATAACACATTGAATAAATTTATATTTTGTATCTCGACTATGTTCTATATCATTTAAAATATATTCAAGTTTAGCTTTTTTAAGTGCATCACTACCAAACTTTTGTAATGCTTGTTTAGATGTAAGTTCATATTCTCTTGCTATAGTATCAACTTCATGTAAATGATTTTCTGCAATACGTACAGTATCGATAGTATAGTTTCTAAATTTAATTATATTTTTATCATCTTCTTCTACTGAAAGACAATTAGTTCCAAAACATCCTAGTGAAAGTAATGCTTGAAACTCCTCTTGTGCAAAGTTAGAACTAATTATTACTTGATGTGCAATACGACTTACTTCTTCAAAGTAATTAGCTACAACTTTGTTTTGCATAATTTTAGGAGAAGGGTGTCTAAATTTTGCCCATACAGTATTTGGTGGAAACATATGTGAAAAGAAACCACTAGCAAAATTGTAATTAGCTTCTATGCAAGTATCAATCATACGTTGTGGTGGTTTTTCTTGTCCTGCTATACGAATACGATTAATATTATCATTGCTTGGAAAACAAAAATCTGCACACTCTTGCCATAGGTTTAACCAATTCCCTATAACATTAGAACTCATCGAGTCATATTTTTTTATTAAGTTAGTTCCATTCATTAATAAGAACTCATCATTGTAGAACCTTCATTAGGTTTCTTTTTCTTTCTTGTCATAGGCGATGTTAAGATAGTATCTTGCATTTGAAATTGGTCATCCATAGTTTGTCGCATATAATCTGCTTGATTAGCTACATCTATTTCTGTAGGTAATGCAGGTGGTTGTACTACAGCGGGTGGTGCAGGGGGTGCTTCTGCTTTACGTCTTCTGCCCATAAAGTTTCCTTAATCTTTCGTAGTTAATTAATCTTAATTTATTATCTTTATCCGACCTATGATAGCATAAAAATGTAAGTTCGTCAAACAAATCAAACAATTTTGTAACTTTTCCTGCTGCAAACAATACATACCAAGTATCAGGTTTGTCAACAATATTCTTTGTTTTTTTTACATGATGCGAATATGTCATATATCCACATACAAATACTTCATTATCAAAATAACAATGAGAACATTCAGATAATATATCTTTTATCTTTTCATTATCTTGCTCAAAATATTCTACAAATTTTTCATATGGTGTCATACAATTATGTAATCATCCTCTACATACATTACTTTATTGTTACTTTTATTTGGTATTAAATATTCATTTATCATATTACCATGTTTTGCCATAAACATCATACGTACTGCATCTGCTCCATGTGAATATTCGTTGTGTAATATTCTACCTGTGTTTGGATTCCATTGATAATTAATTAAACTTTGTATAAGTGTTTCTAAAGATTTATTAATTTTACAAGCAGGTAAATGTCTACGGACAATTTCAATATCATCACGCACAGAATTAGTTTTAGGGATTGGTCTAGCTTGAAAATTATATTGTGTCCTACAGAAATCAAGTATGTTAGTGCCTGTATTACCCATACGTTTTTTTGAGTCGTGTGGCATATAGTGTCCTGCATAGTGATAATTCTTTTCATGTATTATATCTAGATAATGTTTTATATCATAGCCTGTGTTTTCATAATAATCAACTATATATGCTGTATTATCTTTGAAAAATGCAAACACTATAGCTGTTGGGTCATCGACTCCCAAGTCCCAAAATGTAAATATAGCTTCATCGCTTCCATCTATATGTTGAAAGTTTCCACTATTTTCTAGTTTAGTCATTTCATATCCATATACCGAGTTGGCTACATCTGCTACTGCTTCGTTTAAATACTCTTGTCTTGCTAATGAATACGAAATCATTTTGGAATCTATGCGGTCTTGTATATTTAAATATGGCATATTAGTTAGTGGGTCTATCTTGTCCTGTAGTTCAGGGTTAAGATTCATTTCATTGCTTATCCAATAATATCGTTTAGTATCTTGAGGGGTAAGCCATTCACAAAACCATGTGGGGTTGTCTTTGTTTGCTTCATACATTTGATATAGTTGGTTTTTCTTACCACGCATTGTACCATTCATAATAATAAACGAGTTTCCCTCATCTAGTATCGGTGCTATAAATCCTGTTACTTCTTCTTTGTGTAATGAAAACTCAGACAATGCATATCCATATCCACCCTGCCCTACAAAATCTAAATTGTCTGTACCACTCATACTTATTGTTGAGCCATTGGCTAACGTAAGTTTTAAATCTGTATTGTTTTTATTTATTACAATCGAGGGGGGAAATATTATATCTATCAGGTGTCCTGACTGTTCGCCAATCGTAACTATATTATTCCATATAGCTCTCTCTGCCCATTTGCGGGTTGGGAATAAATAATAATAAGACCCTACCCTCTCCATTGCTTTTTTAGAAAGTATAGATGCGGTGGTTATATCTTTACCATGACGACGAGGGTGGCTTATTAAAATATTTTTTGCCCCATTGTCTAACGCTTTCCATGACCCTAACTGATAGTCACGAGGTTTTATTTGTGGTAATCTTACTCGTTTTTGTCCCATACTACTTTACCAAAGTCTACCGATTCTATTATAATATTTGCTGATTCCTCTGTAAGTCCTGCTAGTTTTGCTAACTTATCTGAAGCCTGTGCATTTCCTTTTGAGCTTTCTGCATACAAATGCTGCAACACATCCTGCCGTAATCCCTCTTTGTTTTCTAAATCAACCTTATCGGTGGTCTTGGGTTTCTTTTTTTCTTTACGCCTAAAGTCATTTAGTTCTTTGGATAGTGCCCACAACTCTTTGTTATTTGCACTTTTAATAAAATCATATATCTTTTGTTGGCTCATTTTTTTGACCAATCTATTTCATCATAGTTAGCTCGGTACTTTTCTCTATCAAATGTAGCGTAACTAAAATTTTCTCCCTCTCTGCCCTCACGACTTGCTTTCCAATTACGTTCTGCTTGTGCATCTGCCGTATATTTGTAAGGTACGTTGGGTCGGTAGTATTTACCTTTAGGTTTTTTTATTTCTTTAGTTCTTATCATAGCTATCCTCTACATAACAATTAAGACATATATGCTGTACAACAAACCCGTCATCATCACACATTTCTAATAATGGGTTTTCTTCCGTATCTCCACAATCACATAAACAACAATAATTCATTTAACTTCTATTTCTAATACATCACAAAAATCTGTTCCACAAAAAGGACAATAGTGTGGGTCGTTAATCCCTAGTGGTAACTCGTATACCAAAAATTCATTACCACAATCAAAACAGGTATATACAGAATAATCCTCGATATTCATATTCCTTATATACAGTACGTATTTTAGGAAATCAAGCACAAAGTTAAATTTTTAAAAGTTTATTGTG